GCCCAGTCTGAGGATCCGTACGCAGGGTCAGCCCCAATGACGTAGTAGGCTTGGTCGATAGGCTCTTCCCATATCTTCAGAGTCCCCAGTCTCTCGGAAGACTTCAGCACTTGGGTGTCCTGGAAGTTCTGCCCGAAAGCATATCGGTAGCAGTCCGGCACAGTCTTCTTCGCAACCTTGGCAGCGTCGGTACAACGGCTGTTGGAGAAGAAACTGGTTCCGGTCATCACAAAGGCATAGTCCTCGGTGGGCGGGAACTCTTGGTACATCAGGGATTCATCTTTGATACCCTCTGCCATCTTCCAGCGCCACCAGGCCATCTGGCGGGAGTTGATCTCCACACCGTAGAGTTTCTTGATGTCCTTGACCCAGTCCTTCTCCTCGCCGGTCAGCTTGCCGTCCCAGTACACCTTGTACATCGCGGTGTCAGCTTCTACTGAGTAATACTCGTTACGCCACCAGCCGCAGAAGATAGCCTTCTGGGTTTTGGCAAACTTGGCGGTCTTGTACATGTCGTGGAACATGTTGAACCCCTGCGCCGTACTCTCAAACATGTACAGACGCTCAGGGTTCTTTTCTGCCAAGGATGCAATCAGGGACGCTAGACCTTCTTCGTTTCCCCAAGATGCTGTTTCAGTACCGTGCAAGTAAGTAATCGCCTTACCTTGCCCCAGACGAGACTTATTGCCAGCAATCTGGTAGAAAATTCGGCTTCTGTTTTTGAGCACCATTTGGTTTCGATTATGGGCAACCAGCGGAATTTTGTATTCCTTGGGGAGACCCTCCATGTACATGCCAAGTGTAGACCGGAACATGTCCCTGTTCTCTTCTGTATCCGCAACCAATGTACCTTGCCATCCAGGGTGGGTGAATTGCCAATAAAGGTCAAGCGCCAGCGAGATAGTTGTAATTCCAAGTTGACGTCCTTTCAGAATGACAAAGAAGTGGATGTCATCGTCCAGCCCTTTTGCTATTTCGTTCATCACATACGTCTGCGTCCCCAGAGGCTTCGCCATTGGGATGAGGCCATCCTCTTTAGACTCAATCTTGAGCTGGGCGCAGAACTTGTAGAACTTGTCTAGGTCAAACTTCATAAAGCTCTTCGTCGGTGATCTGCCGCATATTCTTCTTCAGTCGCACATCACTTCCTTTGCCGTAGAGCTTCTCTAGCTTTTTGAGTTGTTTTTCAAGGAACCGGTTAGCCTGCACAGGCCCGTGTGTCCTTTTGGCAGCAAAGTAACTCGCCACCAACATCCTTGCCTCTGCCATCTCAAGAATGATGCGGTCTGACATATTCAGTCCACGTTGGGCAAGCCCATGTAGTCCAAGAGTGTTTGGGCAGCCTCTTTCACCTTGGTGTTGTATGCCAGGTCTTCAGCATGGTCTACCGCGCTTTCCGTCATGAGACGGATGATGTCTCGCAAGGAGTGCATGGTCAACTGGTCTATGAAGTCGATAGCCAGCGTATCGTGGTCAATCTCTAGTTCGATGTTCATTCTGTTCTCCATACCCTTACAACGTCACCCTGCGTCTTAGCCTGTAGCTTGATGCCCAGCGTCTTAGACGCCCTGTAGTTAGCGTTCAACACCCTAGCCCTGTCCGCAACAGGAACCGTGAAGGAGTCTCCCACATCCATAGTCTCATAAGGGTACTTGTACACCTTACGCAACACCGGCATAGGAACACTCTTCTCTAAGTTTATCGTCATCATCACCTATCCCCTTCTGTACCAATATCTGAATATTAGCATGTTTTGGGGAAACACAATATTTTTTTTGGGGTGGGCAGGAAGTGGGGGTCACACTTCACAGAGCCAGCTGCCCATCGCAGCGCCCTGGTGCCGCGGCCTAGCGGGAGCGGGAGCGCCTAGCGGCCTAGCCATCCAGTACGGCCTAGCGGGTAGCGTGCGGCTAGCGGGTAGCGGGTAGCGTACAAGTAGCGGGTAGCCCTAGGTGGCCCTAGCTGGCGGGTGAGCGGGGAGTGTGACCTACAGCGCCCTACCCTATAAGCTGCGAGCCGGCCTACAGACTACTACATAACGCACACTACATTTTAGTAATTATAGACTAGTCTTTTACCTAACTACCGGTGTCCCCAAACTAACTGTATGCAAATACAGTAACAATTCTCTAGATTGTGTGTCAACGAATAGATCGTTAGATCGTTAGAATACTAGTACTAGATCAATAGTTGATCTAGGCTAACAATGGGAAACCCCACTATGAAAATCTTAGGCTATATAGCATATGAGGGTCCGTCGATCATCGATGGAAAACCGATCGTCGTAATCGTCAATAAGATTACGGCCGCTAGCAAAAATGGTAAGACCGGCGATATTGTGCAAAGCTTTATCATCCGCAGCGACATCGATCCGATGGCTGCTCTGAAATCCGGTGATGACGAAAGCATATGCGGCCAGTGCGAGCATCGGCCAGTGCTGGCGCGTGAGAGCGGGAAAGCTCCCTGTTACGTTAACGTAGGCCGCAGCGTTTTATCTGTATATAACGCTTATAAGCGCGGCCGCTATGTACGGGCTAACCTAGAAACCATCGCGCTGGCTTTGGCCGGTAAAGCTCTGCGCATTGGCACTTATGGCGATCCGGCCGCTGCACCGGTGGCCGTATGGCAGCGTCTTACCCGCTATGTAAGCTCTCACGCCGGATATAGTCACCAATGGGAAAGCTCGCATTTTGATCATGGCGCTTGGGCTCCCTTAGTAATGGCCAGCGCCGATAGCATTGACCAGGCCGCGAAGGCTAATCTGTACGGGATGCGGGTTTTTAGGGTATCGGTGGGAGTAGATCGCCAAGCGGGAGAAGTGACGTGCCCGGCCAGTGCAGAGGGCGGGAAAAAGGCTACTTGCGCGGATTGTATGCTTTGCGGAGGGACTAGCAAAAAAGCGCGTGATGTCGTAATCGCGGACCATGCAGCCGGCCATGATCGACGCCGGACAATCATGCTAGCTACTGCATAGTGCACCCTTACTGCGCAGTGACAGTGCGCAGTGGGGCTTGCATTGTGCAGCCACTAACCTAAAGGGGAAATTAAATGAAATATGAAATTTGGCAAGACAACGGAACGTCCGTTGTATTTGAGTCCCAGGCTCACGGGCTGGACGCGGTTTTGGACGAATTTTGCAGGGAGGCGGGATACATTGATCACGCCGATGCCTGCGCATCCATGGGCTGGACAGAAAGCCCTTTCAATATTAAAGAGGTCAAAGCATGATTAAGACTATGACAGCCCGATATCCTGGGCGTGACGCTGACACCGGCGCTCGCATACGGCCTGGGGATCCCATACGGTATGACACCGTGACGCGCAAAGCTTGGCACGCGCAGCGCGTGGATACGATCACTTTTATCGGGGACCACGGACCCACCACGCATTATCGTAATGCCCGCGGGCGCTGTGAAGATGCCCCTTGCTGTGGGTGCTGCACCATATGAGCGCGCAGGCCAATATTGACGCAGCGGCTCGCGCTCTCGCGCTGGCCTTGCAGCGAGCTAACCCTAACCCTAACCCTAACCCGAAAGGCTAATTATGCGACAGCACTATAAACCCGTTCGCAGGCGTTCTGCCCTGTTTGACTATGCTCTGGCAGTGGCCATCGGCCTCGCCTTGGCGTCCGTTCTGTTCAATTACTTGTGAGGTGACACCATGACATCAGGCGGTTATGTACTCTACCGCAGGGGCGACCCTGCCACATCACGCGCAGCAGCCCAGGCCATACTCGCCCTGCTCCCTGAGTTGCAACAGGCCGTGTACGCCTACGCCTACGCGCAGGGCAGCGACGGGTTCACGGACGAAGAGATGCTGCGCCACTTCAATTCCACGCGAAGCACTTACCGCACCCGCCGGTCAGAGCTGACTCGCGCAGGGTTGATCATGGACACTGGACGCACCCGTGTGCTGTCCACGCGCAGGAACGCCATCATCTGGGCGATAACACCGCCGGAGTACATAGCATGACTGACAAAGAGTTGTATTGGCTACTCGCGTGTGCGTTCGTTCTAGGGTTTGCTGCTGCCGTTCTACTTTTACCCTTGGGAGGTGTATGAATGAGCTGGCTCTTTTCGCAGGCGCTGGTGGAGGCATACTCGGCGGGCATCTCCTTGGATGGCGAACCGTCTGCGCCGTCGAGTGGGAACCCTATCCCGCAAGCGTATTGTGCGCCCGACAAAATGACGGCCTTCTGCCGCCTTTCCCGATTTGGGATGACGTACAAACCTTTGACGGCAAACCTTGGAGAGGAATTGTTGACGTTGTATCTGGCGGGTTTCCATGCCAAGACATCAGCGCAGCAGGACGAGGAACCGGAATTGACGGAGAACGAAGCGGAATGTGGGGAGAAATGGCGCGCATCATTTGCGAAGTACAACCCAGATTCGTGTTCGTGGAAAACTCACCAATGCTCACTAGCCGGGGACTTGGACGAGTTCTCGGAGACCTGGCCGCAATGGGGTTTGATGCGAGATGGGGAGTGTTGGGAGCAGCGGACGTTGGAGCAAACCATCAAAGGGACAGAATCTGGATTGTCGGTAATTACGCCCCCCCCCCGCTGGCCCACGCCTACAGCACACATGAGCAAAGAAACAAATGCACCGAGCGAACACATGAGAAACACACCAACATTAACAGCGCAAGCGAATTGGCCTACACCCAGGACCAAGGGTATGTGCGGTGGTTCAGGAGCATGGGCGCAACTAAAAGCCAATACAACGATAGAAGAAGCCAGAGTAATGGGCGCGGGGAATGGTGGAAGTTTGAACCCAACGTGGGTCGAGTGGCTGATGGGGTGGCCTCTCGGGTGGACAGACTTAAAGCCATTGGAAATGGACAAGTCCCACTCTGTGCAGCAACTGCATGGCGGGTGTTGACACGCGATTGGATTGTGTGATACAGTGGCCTTGTTGTAGTCGTGTGCAACAAGTTGAAAGCCGTTACTCATGCATTGGCCTCTTTATCGGAGGACACGACCCAGTGCAGCAGTAACGGCTTTTTTGTTTCTGCGGCTACATCCGTCCAGTTGTCGGTGACCCATACGGCAGGACTGGAGGACACGCGCTACTGTGGGAAAGGTCTGAGAGAGCGCAACAGGTGGCGAAGCCAGAGCCTGTGACCGAACGTCTGGCGGGTATGTGCGGCTCCGTCCGGCATTGAAGGCAAACCTGGTTAACCCCTTGGGAGGGCTAGGTTTTGCTCACCATCCGGCAGAGGGGATAGACGGGGGAGAGGATGGGGTAGGTGCTAGGTTGTAGTGACCTAGTTATGTATCTTTTTTTTTAGGGGATAGCTATGACGGGATTTGACAGTAAGCGAGAGGCTGCACTAGACAAGCTGGTGGAGGTCACAGAAGAGCTGGGGCTGTACAAGGAACCCATGTCCAAAGACGAAGCATTGAAGCTGGCGCTTGAGGCGCTGATGCGTTCAAGAAAATCTGTTTC